CTCATGCCTATAATGATACTATATTATTGAGTAATCAACAATATGAGAAGGCGTGCAGACCCGGCATTGAAATACCGGGCTTACACGCCAAAAATCCGTCAACGGGCAAAACCAAAAACAAGCATTTGGGCATCAGACAACTGGAGGAACCGAAGTGGCTTGAAGCTGAGAATATGCCCGGACGCATGTGGCTCAATATGAATGCTACAGGTGCTTGTTTGCCTATCCCCGACCCGAATGAAACTGAAGCGCATGTGCGAATCAGCTTATCGACCCCTTTCTTCTATTTTGTAGGCCGATGGCTGGGCGATGGATGGGCAAACTCTCACAAACGTAAAAACCGGATCAATTCGAATATGAAACGGGTATACGTCTGCTGTGCTCATGAACTTGCGGATGACCTAGAGAAGAAGCTGGAAGATACTGGCCTTCATTTCGGGAGGGTGGAGCAACCTTCAACCACACGCTTCACCTGTTCCTCTATGGCATTATTCGACTGGCTCACCACCAATTTCGGCATACATGCAGCGGGGAAAAACCTACCATCATGGGTTTTCGGTATGAAACGCGAGTGGCGGCAAGCGTTATTCGACGGGTATCTTGAATCGGATGGCTGTATCCTGTCCAACGGAAAGAAAACGACATCCATAAGCTTGCCCCTGACCACAGGCATGAAAATCCTCGCTTCTGGACTAGGAAAAGCGTCCAGTGTCACCTATTCGATGCCGAAACGTAAATCATGCGTAATCGAAGGCCGTATTGTCAACGAACACGGATTCTATTCGCAGACGTACTACAACAACAGCCGTAGTGCGCTCATCAGCAAAGACGGTTTCTGGGGGTTGGTGCGCAAAAAGCTTCCCGGACGGAAGAACATCAGAGTCTATAACCTGGAGGTTGAAGATGACCACAGCTATGTGGCAGCCGGAATTGCCGTTCACAACTGTCAGTCCTTCAGTGTCGCCGGTAAGAGAGAAGGACTCGCAGGAGCTTCCGGACTCATGTTCGAATACATTCGAGCGGTACGTGAACTCCGTCCACGTTGGTTTGTCTGGGAGAACGTCCCAGGAGCGTTCACAAGCGAGCGGGGGGAGGCTTACCGCCAGCTCCTGTCAGAGATGGATGCGCTCGGGTATGGTCTGGCATGGCGAGTATTGGATGCGCAGTTTTTCGGCGTGGCCCAAAGACGCGAGCGTGTGTTCCTTGTTGGAAGTCTTGGAACCATGCGTTGCGCGGAAGTACTTTTTGAGCGCGAAAGCCTGTCGTGGGATCATCAGTCGAGCCGACAGAAGAGGCAAGCCCTTACCGAAGAGGCTCAGGAACGCGTTGGAAAAGCAGATCATGATTCTGGATGCCTGAATCCCGGCGAAACCCAGAGTCGAAGGGTTTATCCGACTTCCGGCGTATATCCGACGTTGTCCACGAGAGAAAAGTCAGGGCAAAATCAGGAAAGCGTTTTTCTATGCCAGACGGCGCAAACCGGCAGCAACGGGAAACTCGTCAAACAGGACGACGTGACGAACACGTTGGATCGGACGAACAGCACCGCAGTGGCCGCATTGGACTTCAAGGTAAAGCCAGTCGCGTTCCTGTATAACCAAGGTGCGAAGGCCCGGAGCCTAGGGATAAGTGAAATAAGCCCTACGTTAAAAACCGACCATAATCCGGTTGTAGCATTCGCTTCAAATCAGCGTGACGAAGTCCGTGAACTGGAAGTCTCAGGCGCATTGGCCGCGCAGCCTGGCATCAAACAGCAGACGTACATCTGCCGGGCCGATGGTCAGACGAATGCTATGACCAGCGTGGATATGGCTCCCACCTTGACTTCTCACGCGAAGAAGGATCCACCGCTCATCTATCCTGCTGAAGATGAGCCTGTCACCTTGCAGATTCACGGCGGGAAACCCGGCGGCGGGAAAGGTGCCTTCGCCACATTGTCCACTCATAACATCCAAACGCCTATAACAGGCGGCCGCGAGAAGAGAGGTCTCACCGTCCGTCGGCTGACACCACGAGAATGCGAACGCTTGCAAGGCTTCCCCGACGATTACACCGATATCCCATATCGGAACAAGGAACACGCTCCGGACGGTCCCCGTTACAAGGCGTTGGGCAACAGCATGGCCGTACCGGTCATGCGATGGATCGGAGAACGCATTCGGACGGTCGAAGAAGCCGCCGAAACAACCGATTAGACAACAGAAACAGGTGGATCGTCGCAGAAGAGGGGGCGACGATCCTCAAAAAAAACAATACAGCGATAGGCCACGATATTGTTCAAGGATTTCCTTTTGTCCGGCGAAATCACCAGAAGCAAGAAGAATCATGGCCGTCGCTCGACTCCGCAAGGAAAATCAAGTGTACAACACCCTCCTAGGAGATCAAGATAGTGGCCTATCGGTGTAAATGTATTCACCGATAGGCCACTGCCGTTCGTTCTCGTTCTTACTGCTATAAGAAAGTATGTCCAGTATGTAGTATGACTATAAGCACTGCCCGCCAGCCCTTATAGGAGAAGCGGTTTGAGCAGATTCGTTACACCGATAGTCCACGGATTCGGCAGTGATATTCCACGGAAACGACACTGATAGGCCACTGAAACAGCAGCGATAGTCCACTATCATTGCAGGGATACTCCACGTTGCAAGACCATCGTCAAAGGCGATTGCACCGATAGTCCATCATTGGATGCACCGATAGGCCACTATCCGCGAAAAGTGCCGGATAGTGGCAGTATACAAGGCATGGAACCGTCGGATAAGCAACGCAGTAATACTGCGGAAGAAAGGTTTTTGCACCGATAGGCCATCAACAGAGACAAGAAAACAGCATCGATAGGCCATCAACGAATCGGCGGGATTACACCGATATGCCACTATCCGATGCAACGGGTTCTGCACCGATAGGCCACTACCTCAGAAAAGATAGAACGTCAGCCTGTTCTCGAAGCCGAAAAGCTCCCATATACAACCAAACTGCACCGATAGGCCACTACGTGTGGGGACGAAATCCACGAATCAGCTTCAAAAAAATTGGGAAACTGCACCGATAGGCCACGTGTCGATACAGCGATATGCCATCAGCTTCAAAACCGACTGCATTAAGCACTGATCTGCATCAGCGAATAAGGTGGGACGATTGGTGGCCTATCACTGCCAATCGCCCCGCCCCTCGTCCAACGCACGCCGTTCCGCCTTGGGTGGGACGGATGTTGGCGACGGGTGCAGGATGATGCCGTCCCGGGTGGTTTCCACGTTGGCTGTGGGATATACGTCGTGGATTTTCTTCAATGCTTCACGGAACTTGGCTTTGAACACGCGGCGTTCCTTGATGCTGTCGCCGAAACGTCCGTGCAGCCAATCCCAATCCAATGTGAGGTCGTGATGCAGGTTGCGGAATGTTCCGGTCAGCCACACGTACACGTCGTAGGGGAGCACTGATTTGCCTGACAGCAGGTAGTTGGTGGCACGAGTGTCGAATGGTGCCGACTCCTGGGCGAGCCTGTCCCACACTTCATCGGTGAGGATGAACTTGGCGCCGCTGAAATCCTGATTATTGTTATCGTTCAGGAAGCTGACGGCCTTCACCATCTGCATGTTCACGGAGTCGAACCGATCCCGGTTGCCTGCAAACCCGGTTTTCTGCCTGATGCTGATATGACAGTACAGGAGACGGCGCAACTGTTCCTGCAAACGTTTCGATGACTGTCCTCCACGGGGTATGCCGAGCTCTTCGGACAACTGGTACATGCTGGGAATCGTGATGGTGCGCTGCGACGGGTCAACGGTCGGGGTTTTCCTCGTTCCCGCAGAGCGAATCTGCTTTGCCATCCACGCCATCAACAGTCGGGGATATTTCCCATAGGGGAAGTCCCTTGACCTGGTGAGACTATCGATACCGGCTTCAAGGATGTATTCGACGGTACTGTTGTCCTTGCTCACGAAGTCGGTGCCTTCCGCCGGGGGAGTGGCGGGGAAAAGGGTGCTGGTGAGGATGCTGTGCCCGTACCAGATTTCCTTACTGTCCGGCAAACGGTTTTCGATGTCTGAGATCGTGGCTACCCGGTCGAGCACGAGGTCGGTTGAATGGGTAGCTGGTTTCGTGTTGTCCGGACTGTTGTTGGTCATGGTTCTCTATGGTACCGGCATTCGGTGGAATACGAAAAAACGATGTTTGGTGGTGCTTGTCCGGGTTTTTCCCGGTGCGACACGCCGTATATCAAACATATTTTTTTGTTATTAACCGTTGATATTTCAATATTTTGGCTTGTTTATAGGGTTTCTCTTTTTGACAACACCAAAATACTTGTTATACTGAATACGTCCACATAGAAATGAAAGAGGTTCAAGGATCCATCAAATCGGATCATTTCTTCAACTTCTCTCAAGACTGCAATCCGACAAAAGCGGATCATCCCGGAGCGAGACCGGGGCGGTCGCGAAGCATCCTGCGTAGGAAGCCAACCACTACACCACGCACGTGATGCGGACGCTTGAAAACCGAAGAGAGACACCAAAAAACATTCTTGTCCAAGGCAACTCTAGCCCGCATGGGCGTGAGGACAAGACCTTGGATCATGCGCCACCCTTGCAAGGTGGCAGCAGTAAAGACATGGGTTGAACGGCTGAAGTTCACGCCGTTCAACCCATATCGCTGGGGCTGACAGGCTTTTGATAGCCTGCGGGAAACCATTTGCTACGTGCCGGAGGCCGGCAAGGACAACCGTCATCAACCTTGCCACAAGAATAAACGCCAACACCGTTTCTTCTTCCCGTTTCACCCTCACAGCGTGAAACCCGACTTTGATCCCATTGCCGATTAACAGGTCAAAGCCGGAAAACTTTGAATCGGACTGGTCGGACAGTCGGACGATGGATTCGCCCGACCAGTACATGAACATCGTCTACAAGCCGTGCGGGTTCGCCGAACGCACCCGTCCACGGATGACCTTCCCCACGCAAGTGGGGATAAACCCCTACGCACGTAACAGCAAGCAAAGGCTGACAGCAGGCCAGACCCGAGTTCGATTCTCGGCAGCTCCACGACCCTGATCCATCTCCCATGAGCTTGTGCAGACTCACGGTCTGCGGGGACAGATGAATCAGGCACGGTACGCATCGCACCGTGACGGGCAGAAGCGATGCACCGGTGGTGTGGCCCAGCGGCGACGGCAGCAGACTGTAAATCTGCGACAAGGAAACACCGGAGGTTCGAGTCCTCCCGCCACCACTATCCGCCTGGTTGCAAACAGGCGGATTAACAGGTAGCGGCGCCTTCAAGGCCGTGCTGTGGTTTTCGTTTGTACACAGTATCTAAACAACAAACGGATTTTATCCGCTGTCAGGCCAGTCTCATTAGACTGACAGCGAACGGTAAAAGCCGGAATAATACGCAGTCATGAGACGACGCGTTCCGGCCGGCTTCGTAGCTCAAACGGCGGAGCGTGCATGGTTGGTGGTTCGAATCCACCCGGAGCCACGCAGCTGATGGAGTGCATTCCATCAGCTTGCCGGAATGCTAGTACCGGCAGGTATGAAAGGCTGGATGGCCTGGTGAAAGACAACGCCCAACATGCGGTTTCGCGTAGTGGTATAGAGCCAACGATCGGCGGATAGGAATATCGCGTCGGCTACGACAGGTAAAGCTGGATGGAACAGGGGCTCGGAAACGTTGATTGGAAACCACAATCGGAGTTCGAATCTCCCAAGGAAGCAGTGGTGAGCGGTTCGACTTTCATACCGGTGTAACGGATTGTGGCGCAGTTTGGTAGCGCACGTGCTTTGGGAGCATGGGGTCGCAGGTTCGAATCCTGTCAATCCGACTCGCATGGGAATATCGTTTCCCATGGACCCGACCTGAGAGGGCAGATCAGGCAGTATGGTCGGCATTGCCGGCCAGCGGAATCAATACATCCGTGACCACTGGCAAGAAGGGTCGAAGAGCGTTGGAGGATGAAGGTATCCAAACCTTTTCCCTCGGTGTAATTCCAAGGGCATCCACTCGGAAGCCGGCCATCCTCTTTCGGCCGGCGGACAACACGTCACCGCCGTGCGACGTATCCGAAAAAACACGGCAATGCGGATGTGGTGCAGTGGCAGCACGCCTGCTTCCCAAGCAGGAAACCGCGGGTTCGAACCCCGTCATCCGCTCTATCCGGAGAAAACCAAAACAATGGATCTGATCCAACAATGGGACTCGTAACCGTCCTTTCCATGTGGACGCTTCCGGAGAAACATGGACGAACAGCCTCGGCATGGGCACGCAGCGTCAAGGAATAAGGAAACATGCCATCGCCCCGGTAGCTCAGAGGAAGAGCAGGTGCCTTTTAAGCACTGGGTCCGGATATCGTAATTCCGTCGGGGCACGATGCTTGGTACATCGCCGAGCATAAGCGCATCAATCTATTATCGGATAGGCTGCGGCAACTTCTTCTTCCGGCCGCGCGCGAAACAAGGGAAGGAAAACACACAGTGCGACGGACCAGGGAAGGGCCTATAACCCAGATCCCATAACAGTCCGTCGTACAGCGCCTCTGTAGCTTAAATGGTAGAGCAACGGTCTGAAGCACCGTGGATGCTGGTTCGATTCCAGACGGAGGCACGAAGCAATCCATCCGATCAATGGACTGCTTTCAGGGAGTGATCGAACAATCGCATCGGAAACGAGGCGATAAGATGAGCCGGGCCCGGCAGGGTGGTTTGCGACCGAACCGGCGGCACGTCCAGAGGGGATCTGACATGATCTCGTTTGTCCTCGACGTTGCTGGTAAAACCCAATCCAGTCTCCCGATTCCCCTCCATCTGTCATTCAGGACGGATAGGGAGGACGCTCTTTTTGCAGCTATGGTCTCCGGAGCGACATCAATGAGGACCATGCCGAACACGGCCCGGCACAGGCGTACGTCGTTAAAGGAACGAAATGTGCCATCGCCCTCGTAGCTCAATCGGATTCAGAGCGTTGGTCTACGGAACCAGAGGTTGCGGGTTCGAACCCCGCCGAGGGCACTCGGAACAGGAAGCTACTCCGCTACTTATCTTCGGCTTCCTGCTCCTCATGCGTCGGTAGCTTAACGGCAGAGTCACGGTCTCCAAAACCGTGGGATGCTGGGTCGAGACCAGCCCGACGCGCGAAGACGGTATTGCTTGGCTCCTTTCTCACTCACGGATTCAGTCAAGTCAAGCGATACCGTCCCAATGGTTCTGGGCGGCTTTTCGAAATTTTCCTTATTTCCTTTCGGAGCCGTCCAGTATCAATGCCCCGTTGGCGGAACTGGTAGACGCGCTCGGCTCAAACCCGAGTTCCCTACGGAGTGAGGGTTCGATTCCCTCATGGGGCACGAGCCGTGAATAACATGTTCTCAGTAGCCGGGCATGATATTCACGGCATTTCAGCTTCCAGCTCGTATCCGGTTTTCTTTTTCCTCTTCTATTCATTGGCCGGACACGGTAGCGGGACACCGTTTCTAGGGATTGTCGGCCGGAAGAAAACAATCCCCTCACACTCTTCCCCCATGACCGGCATTCCATTCTTCCCTCTCTCTTTCGGGATGCTCAGGTTGATGTCAGCCACGAAGGTCGACCGTGGTGAGGGAAAGCCGGCCAAGTTCCCGTAGCCCAACCGGCAGAGGCACGCCCCCTAAACGGCGTTCAGCGCAGGTTCGAAGCCTGCCGGGAACACGACGCATGGCACAAGGCCATGTGTAAGCGCAACATCGCAAATACGGTGGTATCCGCAGACCACGCGCGAAAAGAAGGCGGAAAACTTGGATGCCTAAGTAACAACAATATTCCAAAAAAACGAATTACTCCTTTGGAAAAGGGTTGTCGCTTTTCTTGAACCGAAGTAGGCATCCACCTTGCTCCCGTAGCTCAGTGGATCAGAGCAGAAGAGTTCTAACCTTATGGTCGTGGGTTCGAATCCCACCGGGAGCACGAGATCCACACGAATACGTCAACCAGTTTGTTCCTTCGTGTGGATCAGTGGAGTAGTGGCAGAGCGGTCGAATGCGACTGTCCCGAAAGCAGCAGGGGCGCAAGCCCCCGGAGGTTCGAATCCTCCCTACTCCGCGAACCCCGCATGAAAATCGTTCCCATGAGGGGGATTATCGAGGCTTAGCCGGTGTGCCCTGAATCGCAAACACTGGCATGGATGGTGGGCCGTGCGGCAAAGGCGCAGTCCTGCTAAGACTGTTGGGGCGGAAGTCCCTGGCGAGTTCGACTCTCGCACCATCCGCTAGCCGATCTGCAGTGATAGGCCACGGGATAGGGCCTGGAATCCAGTCAGCAAAAAACGGGTTGGATCGGCATGGCGGAACGCAGTCGGGCATACGTGTCCGATGCGTTCGCGCACATTCCTCCTTGGTGTAACGGCAGCACACGGGTCTTTGGAACCTTTGGTCCTGGTTCGAAACCAGGAGGAGGAGCTTAGCGGCAGCACGTCGAATTGATTTTCCCTCTACACTCGATTCGATGTTTGTTGTACCGGACATACAGGGGTTCAGGCGTCACACCCAAGCCGCGAAACGACGCCACGCCCTTGTAGCTCAGTGGATAGAGCGTCCGCCTCCGGAGCGGAAGGCCACGAGTCCGATTCTCGTTGAGGGCACGCACGAAAACTCCGTCAACCATAATGCACGGATTCTCTCTTCTCTTCTCTCTCACGCCGTCGCGCCTCGTACGGTTCGTGCATCACGAGGCAACGCCCTTGTAGCTCAACGGATAGAGCGCCGGTTTCCTAAACCGGGCGCAGCCGGTCCGACTCCGGCCATGGGCACTTTGCATTGCTAGCTCAGTCGGTTAGAGCACCCTGCTCATAACGGGAAGGTCGTTGGTTCGATTCCAGCGCAATGCACGAGTGCCATATCTTTGATGGTTCCGGCACCCTAAAAAAATAGAACCATTGGACGGTTAAGGGGGGTCGGACGCTGACCCGGCGAATGGCTCCTACCCACGGTGGCACGGTACCGTGCTGCCGTTCGATGCGCGTCGCCTCAGTTGACCGTCACGACGAAAGGGGTATCCGCATTCCACGGATACGGGCAACGGAGTTCCAGCCGATCTCAACCCTGACAAATCACGGCTAGGCGAACGCACGGAGTTCATGACCCGTGCGGGGCGTTGGTGTAATGGCAGCACGCCACCCCCTGTGGGTGGAGATCCGGGTTCGAATCCCGTGGCGTCCGCTAAGGAATCCGCTTCTGATACGGTGTGCGGATTCCTGTTTGCGGTGTTAGCACAATGGTCAGTGCTTCAGTCTTCCAAACTGATGATGCGGGTTCGATTCCCGTACACCGCTCGATACGATTCCATGCCCGTTGGGAGTTCCCGGCGGGTCAGTCATGACCATGCGGGTCGTGTCCGATGGTCCACGTCTCCGTTTGTTCGGCGGACACGCGGACCATCGCCGGCGCCCATCATCCTATGGGTGGATGATTCGCACCAGCCCTCCGTCGGAAGGGTTGGTGCGAATCCGATAAAGCCTATCCGCCCAGTGCGGGAAAGGTTTCCTGGAACGTGGGCGACCGCGTTCCTTGTCAGCCGACCCACAGGATGTGGGAACGGTCTCGGTGGAGCATGGGGGTTCAGCCCCTGTGATCCCTGTCATGCCTCGTGTTGCAGTATGCGCGTCCACCGCAAGCATGAGTGCAGGATTCGGCACGAGTGGTCGAATCCACAGTGGACTGCGCGGGCATATCCCTGCGGATTGCCTGCGCATGCTTTCGTAGCCCAACCGGTAGAGGCAATGCGCCAAGGACGCATCCAGTCCGGGTTCGAATCCCGGCGAAAGCACCAGCGGAAGCAACGGCGTCAACGCCACCCGATCCGGTTCGAACGTCTGCCGGAACGGGAACGATGCCACGGTAGGTTCTCTTCATAACTGGGACCCGTAACCGTTGCAGCGCCCGCTTCCGCTCATATTCTTGCGGAATATGATGTCAACGCCGCCACCCGCCCGCTGCCATATTGGGGCGGAGTGGAACGATGGTCAAGGCGCAGGCCTGCACCTCAGTGACCTGAACGGAACCGCCTCTCCAGCATCGTATCCGCAACATGGCTTCGTCGTTCAATCGGTCAGGATGCCCCGTTTTTGGGGTGATACGGGTTCGAATCCCGTCGAAGCACGATGGGCCCAGTGGCCACATGCGAAACGCTGGGTTCCCGAACGGGAGATAGTTTGCGATCGGTGGCATGAACCGGTCGCAGGACAAGAATTCCTTTGCTCGCATGGCCCATCCACCGTTCCTCATGCCGGAACGGTTTCGCCGTCGTAGCTCAGCTGGCAGAGCAGCGCCCTCGTAATGCGCAGGTCACCGGTCCGAATCCGGTCGATGGCTCTTTCTCCACTAAAACCGACCTGTTTTTCCTCCTTTGTCTGGCTGGTTTTCGGGAAGTCTGCAACCGGACAGGCGTGGAGGATTCCGGTACCGCTGCCGTAGCTCAGCTGGCAGAGCAGCCGCCTTGTAAGCGGCAGGTCGTCGGATCGTAGCCGACCGGCAGCTCGCAGAAGAGGAACCCATTCTGGGCTTCCTAGAGAACAAGGAGATTCTTATGACTGCACCCAATAATCCCCCCTCCCAACCGCTTTCTGAACAAACAGAAGTTCAATCGCAGCATCGTGTGAACAAGAGCATGACCGCGCTCGGAATCACCGGTCTTGTGCTTTCGAGCATCGCGGTACTGATCAGCTGGGTTCCTATCGTCAATAATTTCGCAGCGATCCTGGGTGCCATCGCTCTGCCGTTTGCGATTGCAGGTATCGTCGCCACTCGTCGCAAAGGCAAAAGAACTGGTCGCGGCATAGCCATTGCCGCCACGATTCTCGCCATATTGTCCATCGTGTTCACCTTGGCGACTCAAGGAATGTATTCCAAAGCAATCGATGACACCTTTGGAACAACCAACAGTTCCACGCAATCCTCTACAAAAGGAAAAACACAGGCAAAAGGATCCGAGAACACGAAGTCTGCGGATAAAGAGGGTGACATCGACTCCGGCAACTATCACATCAAACTCGTATCTGTCACCAAATCCAGTAACGATTATGAAGGAAAGCCGACTGCGATACTCACCTACGAGTTGACCAACAAGAAGAACGAAAACTCCAACTTCATGGACGTCGACATTCAGGCTTTCCAGAACGGACACGAATTGGATACGGCGATCTATATGGATCAGCCCGAAGGATATGATGCGGAATCCTCCACTCAAACCATTCAACCAGGTGCCAGTAAGACGGTGACTGTCGGATACGTTTTGGAGGATGAGATTTCACCGGTCAGCATCGAAGCTTCGGGCACTCTTGACATGTCCGACGCAAAGGTCACCGGAGAGTTCTCATTGCAGTGATCACGCTCGCCTCGCGCGGTTAAGCGGGGCATTGGGGTTGTAGCTCAGTTGGTAGAGCGTTTCGTTCGCAACGAAAAGGTCGCGGGTTCGACTCCCGCCAGCTCCACTTCTTTTTTGGTGTCTTTCTTTGTTTTTTCGCGTGTTCTCATTGTGTTTTTGACTTTTCTCTTTTACTTGTTATACTGAATATGTCCACATAAAAAATGAAAGAGGAAAACCAATGAACATCGCATACTCCCGTTATCTGCAAAACGCGCTCAAACACAGCACCCTCACCGATGAGGAGAAGCAAGGCGCACACGCCTTCCTGAAATTCCTGTCAACCTACAAGCCCACAGGGCTGAACGTCAGAGAACCGGACTTCTACGGTTATGGCGATGCGTTCGGACAATACGGCGTCACCTACTTCGACAAGCAAACCCTCGAAGACTATGGCATCGACCCCGACAAGCTGGACGCCATCCAGTTCGACCAGCTCATGACCCGTTGGACCGAGGAAGCCCACGACATGCTCGGGAGCGACGTCTGCGACATCATCCCCGACTCGCTTGACAACGCGATTCAAGCGCTTGGCTTCGACCGTGAAAGCATCGAGGCGTGAAATCATGATGAACGTTGAAGACTTCAGGATCATGTTCCGCGCACACCTGAGCATTGAAATCTGGGACAAGTGGCGCAAAGGACAGCTTGACGTGTCCATGCGCCGCAACACTCCTGACGGATGCGAATACGAGGAACTTCCCAAAGAGGCGGCAGATCAGATTCTTAACGGTGGGGAAATCCATTCCTGTGAGGATCTGGCCGACCCGACCGAAATGATTTCGGATCGTTACGCCTGTTCCCTGTATGGCATCACCACGTTCAAGCCCAGCGAATACGCAGTTGACGAAGACTTCCCGAATGAGGTCGTCCTGCTAGTCCGTGGCTGGAGCGTAGCCGATTTCATGAGCGACTGGACGAAGCTCAACGCAGTCGATGAGTAGAAGACAGGGGAACAGAATGTACGAGATTAAAAGCATCAAAGATGGAACCTACGGCGCATACGAGTATTCGACACCAGTACCCGCAGACTACAGCTTCAAACAGATGCTCGCCATGGCACGTGACATCGCCAATGCGAACGGATATGAGGCAAGCATCTACGACGACGAAAACGAGATGATCATCACCATCTCGCCCGAACGATACAGCATGGGAGTGGCGGCATGAGCAGCAGGAAACTCGTTAGCGTACAGGAAATCACCAACATCGAGCCCATCGAGGGGGCCGATCGCATCGAAGTCGCCCGCGTATTGGGGTGGCGTGTGGTCGTCGGCAAGGACATGCATCTGAAGCCGGGGGACAGGGTCGCCTATTTCGAGACGGACAGTCTTCTGCCCGCCTACGATCCGCGCTACAAGGCGTTCCAGGCTCGCGGTCAGAAGACCATGATCGTCGGTTCCATGGAAATCACCGGCCATGTGCTGCGCACCGTGAAACTGCGCGGAGTGTATTCGCAGGGCCTCATCATGCGTTTGGATGAACTCGGATTCCGGTATACGCCGGCAGTTGGCACGGACATCACCGATAAGGCGAATGTGCTCAAATACGAGGAGCCCCTGCCGATGGGTGGTGCTCAGATCGGCCGGTTCGACGCGCCCTGCTCCAAGTCGGACGCGCCACGTTTGCAGACGCTCACCGACCACTGGGATGAAATCAAGACGTTGAAAGCCGTGCCGACCGTGAAGGTCGATGGCACCAGCACCACGCTCAGCATGGACGAACGCGGACAAGTCCACGTGTATTCACGCAACTGGGAGCTTGACTCCATGTCCTCGAACATGCAGCTCGCCAAAAGATTCCAGTTGGACAAGATGCTATGGCCCGGCATGGCCGTCCAGTTCGAGCTATGTGGCCCCGGTATCCAATCAAACCGTTTGAAACTGCCGGCCCAACGTCCGTTCGTCTTCGCCGTCTGGAAAGACCATCACAAGATCGACCGCAACCAGTGGCCGACGGGAATGCCGAATCTTGCCGTTCCCGAACTCGACGAAAACGAGTGGGCATTGACGGGGAGCGTGGACGACATGATCGCCAAAGTAGACGGGTTGCGTGGCAACGTCACCAAAGACCGTCTGGACGAGGGCATCGTCTGGCATCTGCACGAAGACCAGCAACTGTCCGAAGGATTGGCGAACGAACTGGGATCCAATCGGTGCTTCAAAATCATCAACAACAAATACCTGACGAAGAACGGACTATAGGCATGGCATACCCGATGTTCCCGCTCGTATCGGCTCCCGCATCCTACATGCCGGTCCCCGTCGACCTGGTACAGCGCCTCGCCTCGTTCACCCTGGCCCACCCCGGGGAGCCGGGAGGCCTTACCGCCGACGAGATCAGGCATCTGAACCTGCCCTGCGGCTCCTACGGGTATGAGAGCGAAGCCGTCGATGCCTGGCTCGACGAACTGGCGGAACAACTCGGAAAGAGGCAACTGTTTTGACCAAGACAATCATGGTGGACATCGACAACACGATCGCCGACTATACGAACGGTCTGCGCGACTACATCCGCGAATGCGGACATGGCGAGGACGAATGCCCGTGCCCGGAGCCGACGGCCTACGATTTCACGCTGACCGACGGATGGCCGTTCAGCGGGGATCCGAAAGCGTTCACGTGGTGGCATACGCGCGCCGTCGCCGACGGCTTGTACTCCAGAGAAGAACCGTATACAGGAGCCGCCGAAGCCTTGAACCAGCTGCACGATGCGGGCTGGAACGTCATCATGGCGACCAGCCGCGCGGATGACTGGCGCGGCGAAAGCCAACGCTGGCTGCACCGCAACGGCTTCCAGTTCGACGGCTACTACAACGGCGACAAGACGCTGCTCACACCGGACGTGCTCATCGACGACAGGCCCGTCACATTGGAGGCGATGGCCGCAAAGGGCGTGACCGTACTGCATCCCGATCATGCGTACTGCACGGCCACGCCGGGCCAAATGTTCCACCGGTGGGCCGCGGTGCCGCTGATTCTGGGAGGCGTGCGTTGAAGGCGACGGAGGGGATGGACGTGGAGATCGAACGACGGTGCGACTTGATCACCGGCGCCTCCTGCGGGCATGTGAGCCTGAGTTGGATTCCCGGAGACGGCCGAAACGGCACCCGCTCATGGGTGCTGGCCACCCATGACGGCGGCAGCATCCGCCGCATCCGGTTGAGCTGGAACGAGCTCGGCGACCTGGCGGCCATCCTCCAATCGATCGCAAACGCGGAGAGGGAAAGGAGGGGATGATGGCGAATCCTCTTGATGTGAGCGCCGAGGCCGCGACCCGGTGGATCGAGAACACCCCGGATGCCACGCTACGGGCCTGTGGACTCGTGAACGCCTACCAGCTGGGCTGGATGGACGGGGCCATGCGATGCGCGGACAAGGCCGCGTTGAAACGCGTCCGACGGGCGTTGGAACGATACCCGTGGCTGACCAAGGGTCAGCGGGAAGACATCGCGACCATCGCGGTCAGGGCCGCATACGGCATGGCATGGGAGGAGGACGACGATGAATGACGACACCGGGGTCCCGGCGGCGGTATTCGCCCTGAAACCCGAATGGGCGGACCTCATACTCTCCGGCACGAAGACGGTCGAAATACGCCGCGGCCGCATGAAACGGATGATCGACCGCATGCTCATCTACCGGACCGGCACCGGACTCATCGTCGGCGAGGCACGGGTGAAAGGCATGCACGCCGCTCCGCCGGAGACCATCTGGAGGGGATACGGCACCGAATCCCGCATCCCGAAAAACCTGTTCGACGAGTATGCGAAAGGCGCAGACAGGCTGTACGCATACCGTCTGGAAAACCCCATCCGCTACGGGAAGCCGAAGACTTTGTCCGACATCGGACTGAAACGCGCGCCCCAATCATGGTGCTACCTGCCCGAAACGGGGCCGGCCGGGCCGGAACCTGCAATGGAAGGACTGAATTGATTTACGACATTACACCCATCACCTTCAACCAACTGGATCTACTGTCAGCCGGACACCCACAGGGCGGATTCCAGCAGACCGGGCACATGGCTCATCTTGCCGAACCGGACGTGGACGACATGGATCTGATCGGCGTGACCCGCAACGGCGTTCTATCGGCCGGCTGCCTGATTGCGTGGACACGAGGCCGGCTTGGCCTGGAAGGCAGCATCTGGCTCGGACCGTTGTGCGCGCTCGATGATCCTAAACTCCTCGAACACATGACCCGTGGAATTCGTCTCGCCGCACGCCGCCGTCATGCCGTGTCCGTCACATGCTGGCCGAATGTCGAATACCAAAGGCATGACGCGGATGGGAACCCGATCGGGGCCCCCGACACGATGATCCTCGACGCCTACCGGTCATGCGGCTGGAAGCATCAAGGATTCGACACCGGATACGGGAAAGTCGTCAACCGTTGGAATTGGATCAGAACCTTCGACGGGATCAAGGATGAGAAGACGCTGCTCGCCTCCTATAAGCCGCGCACCCGGTGGAGTGTGAACAGGGCGAAAACGTCAGGCGTGCAAATTCGTGAGCTCACCGCGGACGACCTAGGAATGTTCGCGAGTATCGAACAGAAGACCGCACGACGGCGCGGATTCACGGCCCGCGACGAAAACTATTACCGACGGTTCAAGGAAACATTCGGAAGCCGAGCCCATTTCATGCTCGCTGAGATCCACGCCGGGGAACTTCTGACCAGACTGACCGCCGAATACGACAAACTCGCCGAACGGCTGGACCTGCTGCGAACCCAATACGAGAATCATCCCACATCTCGAATCAAACGACAGGAGGACGACATCACCCGCAACCTGACCGCCATGGAACACCGCCTCAACGAGGCGCGCGCACTGGCTTCCCGCGGCAGCGTCATTCCTGCGGCATGCGCCCTGTTCGTGGAACACCGGCGTGAAATCGTGTATCTGACAGCCGGCGCGCTCCCCGAATACCGTTCGTATCAGGCTCCCGCCTTGTTGGTCCATGAGGGAATGCTCCGCCTGTGCGTCAACCGTAGCCGGATGCCACGCTTTAACATGTACGGCATCACCGGCGTATTCAACGACCCGGCTGACGAGGGTCGTGGGGTGTTGGAATTCAAGCAGGGGTTCGACGGGCATGCCGAGGAGCTGGTTGGAGCATGCACTCTGCCGACCAGCACGATCCGATACAAGCTCGTTGAAGCCGTTCACGCGATTAAGCCGCTGAAGAAGGCCGGCCGATGAATCTTCTCGATGAAAGCGCCAATGCCGCTACCCGATGAATCGACACCAGCGACGGCATGGCGGTGGATATCACCTGCGAGACGACGGCGGCGGCCGCCTGATGCGGGAGCTGCTGGGCCTGCCGCAGGAGTGGGTCGCCAAACGCGTGGGCGTGGACGCGCGCACCGTCCGCAACTGGGAGAGCCCGAGGTATTTCTATCCGCCGAAGCGCGAGGCGTGGGACCTGGTGGAGGGCCTGTGGCGGCGGGCCGACGGGAAGGCGGCCGGCCTGGTGGAGATCGCCTC